AAAGAGAGAGGCAGGGAATTCAGTACCTGCCTCTCTTTTGCTATCTTCTTGAAAATATTTACTGTAATTGAGAATTGATGAAATTCAACATTGTATTTGCATTGTCTTTCATTTTCTTTTGAGCCGGTTTGTCGGCAGACAATAACGGAATCAGTTTATCCAAGTATTCCTTGGCTTGTTTAAATTCCTCTTTTGCTTTATCTGCATCTGTTTTCAGCAGAGTTGCGCCTTGATTGTAGTATAATGAGCCTAAGCTATTGAGTGCGTTTACATTGTCGGGCTGAATAGAAACCGCTTGTTTGAAAGCTTCTTCTGCGGCACTGTTTTTCTTGGCTCTTTGTGCCAAAATACCTTGATTTACATAGTAAGTGGCATACAGCTTGGTCAATGTTTTATTTCCGGGAACTGCTTCCAGACCTTCTTTCAGAGTAGCTACATATTCATCATTCTTCTTCAAATCCTTCAATGCACCGGCTTTACCGATATAAGCATTGGCCAAGTTATACTTTTTCTGTACGGCTATATCGAAATATTTCAAAGCGTCCGCCGGTTTCTTAATTTTATCGGCGCAAACACCGCAGTTAAAAGCGATTACAGAATCTTGGTTGTTGGTCTGTGTCAGATAAGTACTGAATTTTGTGAATGCTTCTTGATAATTTTTAGCCTCAAGTGCGGCTTTACCTTCGTTGACCAATTGTGCAGGGTCAGCATTCTGCGCAAAGAAATTAGTAGCTGCACAACATAGTGCAAGAGATAAGATTAATTTTTTCATATGCTTTTATTATTTTAAAAGTTGATATTCCAAAGTTAGCAGCCTATAACGTAGGAGCAAAACCTTTTTACCTTTTTTGAGCTTTTTACGAGAGTAGTAACAAGTGTTATTTTACGTAAACAAAGATGTTGACGGGATGATAGCGGTTTATCGGGAAGAAAATTCATTAAGATTATAAAACGACGAAAGGCAAGCAGTTTTTATCGACTGCTTGCCTTTTCGTTGTGATTCCGTTGCCACTACATTTCTTATTGGCTAATAGTCATTTATATACTCTTTGTTATCTAAATTTTATTTTTGCATCAATATTTGAATAGTTCTTTCCTTTTCCTCTAATAATAATTTAAGGTGTTCTATTTCTTTATCTTTATCAGCAATCATTCCTGCTGTGGCATTACCATATACAGAAGCAGCACTACCGTCACCATTTACTATTGATTGATTGAATTGACAATCATCATCAAACCAATATGAGATAGGTATATTCAAGACTTTAGATATTGCTTCCAACTTGGCAGCATCAATACTTTCCAAAGACTTCCATTTAGTTATAGTAACCGCAGTTACTCCCATTCTATTGGCAAAATCCTTTTGAACAATTCTCTTTTTTCTAAATAATTCATCTAATTGATTTCCAAAGTGTTTCATACTTATAATTAAACTAATAGGAAATTAATAATTAAATTATTTGGAAATTAATTTCCTTAAATTTATATTTGCATCATAAATCTATGAATAAATAATCAATATTAAATATATTATGGAAGAAAAAAAGAAGAAAAAAGTAAATGATGGTATTGCATTGCGTAGCTATTTACGCAGCCTGCCTGTATGTGAGTCACCTAAAATGGCCAGAAAGTTAGCAAACGAGTGTAAGGTTCCTCTTTACACATTCAATAATTGGCGAAGCGGCTTAGTCCGGATTCCTGAATTGGCTAAAGATAAGATAGAAGAAGTTATAGGAGTAACTCTCTTTGATAGATAACTATGAGTACTTTATTATGCAAAAGTTATACAACTTCTGTGTAAAGTAGAAGATACTTTACGGAAATTGCACATGAAGAAAGTCTCCCCAAAAATAACAATCTATGAGAATACATTATTTCTACAAAAAAGATTATCGTCAAGGCTTCTACGATCTTGAGATTGTTGCCTGGCTTGAAGAAAAAACAATATCCAGACAAGGAGATGAAAGATTAAGTTTTAAGAAATTGGAGCGCCTTGACATTTTTGTTTCTAAAGATGTAGATTTTCAAAGTCATAGAATTAGCCATGAATTTGGAAAGAATAGTTGCATAGGACATTCTGCTCATACCCGTAAGAAACTGGTAGAGGATATGGGGAAATGGGGACTTAAACCTATTGACAGGCGGAACTATGAAAGGTTTCGTAAGGTAGCCCTTGCACTTTACTATAAACAGTCCTTAATCGATTTCTCTGATTTCAAAGGGAAGCAGACATATACTATCCATACAATAATTGGAGATTGACGTATAACTAATAAGAAATGAGTAAAATCCACCTGTGTGAAAGATGTAAATATTGTACACATTCCCCCAATTTATTTCAGCCATATTATTGGTGTTCCTGGTATGGAAAAGAAGTAAAGACACGGATTAACAGATGTGATAAAATAACCCTCAAAACAAAGTAGAAATGAATGTAAATCAAATATATAATTCTGAATGTTTGCAAGGATTAAAATATCTTCCAGACAATAGCATTCATTGTTGTGTAACCTCCCCACCTTACTACGCGTTACGGGACTATGGCGATGATGCCCAGATAGGACTTGAAAAAACTCCAGAAGAATATATTCAGAAGTTGGTTGATGTATTTCGAGAGGTTCGTAGAGTATTAACTAAGGATGGTACATTGTGGCTCAACATAGGAGATAGCTATGCCAGCTCCATGAAGGGGGAAGCCAGCTACCCAGATAATGCCATGAATTACAAGCTGGGAACCAATAGAGGCACACTTGGCAAAGCTACCATTATAAAGAAATGCATGGGATATAAATCAAAAGATTTGATTGGTATTCCCTGGATGCTTGCCTTTGCTCTGCGTGCAGATGGCTGGTTTTTGCGCCAGGATATTATTTGGCACAAACCAAATCCTATGCCAGAAAGTGTTAAGGATAGGTGTACAAAGGCTCACGAATATATTTTTCTTCTTAGTAAATCAAAACATTATTACTTTAATTCGGAAGCAATAAAGCAAGTAGCCAAGACTGAGGAGAACCGGCCGTCAGGAGTCCAGCGCAACAGAGAATATAATTATAACTCAAAAGAAAACAATAATCCTCAAGCATATAGAAAGCAACAATATGTTGGCGGCCGGAAACGAAAGTCTCAAATTTACAAAGAAGATGATCCTATGTTCCGTCGTAATAGTGAACGATGCTATGTCCCTTCTGGAATGGTAAATAAACGTTCGGTTTGGAGTGTATGTACTTCCGCTTTTAAAGACGTTCACTTTGCTGTATTTCCTCCTGCCTTAATAGTTGATTGCATCAAAGCTGGATGTCCGGAAGGTGGAATTGTTCTTGACCCTTTCATGGGTTCTGGTACTACGGCTGTAGTTGCAAGAAAACTTAACCGCAAATATATTGGCTTTGAATTAAATCCCAGTTATGTGGATATGGCAAAAGAGAGAATAATTAAAGAACTGGGATTTTTTAGATAATTAAAATCAAGTAAGAAATGAATAAAAAAGAAATAACAATGAAAAAAGGTCAGAAAATACGCATACTGCGGACAAATGAAATAGCGACAATCGTTGAAGTGGAGTTGATTCGTAAGGGCGGTAAAGTCCATCGGTACTGCCATCTGAAGGTGGATAACAAGCCGGACTTATGGTTGGACGCCTCAGAACTGGGTGGATTGGTGGAAAAGTGCCGGATTACTTTCCATGATGACAGAGGACAGGAATTATACTTTGATGTGGAGCGTGATTACCGCAAGGAAAATTTGAGTATGACATTGACCGGGAAGAATCCGGAGAATCTCAAGGAGCATCACGGAATCAATATAGTGATGGCCGAAATGTTGCTCAAAGGTTTAAAAGTGCACTAATCTCGTTCTTGATAATTATTACAACATATGACGGAAGACAATCTTGCACCATATAAAACTATCAGACAGCTCTCACAAGAGAATGCCCGATTGAAAAATAAACTTGATATATATACTGTTTCTTGGAAAGATTTAAGTCCTATTGCTTAATTCCAAAAACAATGTAATTCGTAGCGACAATATATAAAACCCTTATGTACTTTACTCAAGATGATATAAGACGAATCAAGGAAGCCTCTAAAGGTAAGCTCCTTGATGTAATCGGTGATTTCCATGAACTACGGAAACGAGGTAGTGAATATAAATGTGAATGCCCTAAATGCCATGGACAGGAAAAACTACATATCTCTCCGGCCAAACAGATTTTCAAATGTTTCAGTTGCCCAGACATAAAAGGTAGGGAGCCGTTGGACTATCTGCAACGGGCGGAAGATATGCAGTTCCTGGAAGCATGTGATTACCTGGCACGCAAATTCAATGTATTGCTTGACCCCAAGCCTGAGAAAAAGCCTGCTACCCCTGCTAAAATGAAGAGACGGAGTAAAGAAGCCAAAGGAGAGAACGTCGATACATTCTGCGCCCGTATGCTCGCTGGTAGCGGACTGACTTATCAGGATGTAACGGCACATATTTTCAAGAAAGGAGATACACAAAGCATTTTTGAGGCAAAGACTTTCCGTCCGGGAACCGTTGACGAATACGGTAACATCGTTGATGGAGATGATGTCATTATCGAATATTACGACTTGGATGGTATGCCGGTCACTTATATGCGTAAACTTCCGGGACGTGGTAAGCAGGAACTCAAAGTATATTATCGTGTTCGTTGGCAGTTTCCGGATGAGCACCGAGACAAGGAAGGAAAGCCGTTCAAATATAAATCTCCTGCCGGCAGCGGTACACCTATATACATTCCGGAGCGTATGAGACAGCTGTATAAGAAGAAAGAGCAATTTCCAAGACTTTACATTCAGGAAGGAGAAAAGAAAGCGGAAAAAGCATGTAAACATGGCATCCCTTCCATAGCGGTCAGCGGTATTCAGAACTTGGGACAAAAAGGGGCACTGCCGGAAGACCTCGTCAAGATAATCACTGTCTGTGGAGTCAAGGAAGTGGCTTTCATCTTTGATTCGGACTGGAACGACCTCTCCAATAATATAAAGTTTAATACTCCTGTCGATACGCGTCCCCGGTGTTTTTTCTCCGCTGCCCGTAATTTCAAGGACTACATGCGGATGCTGAAGAACCGGGGTATTATGGTGGAAATATTCATAGGCCACATCAACAAGAACGATGAAGGCGATAAGGGACTGGACGACCTCTTGGCCGACAAACTGGCCGGCCATGAAGAGGAGTTGGCCGAAGACTTGGAATTTGCTTGCAACGAGAAATCAGGGATGGGTAAATATGTGGAAGTATTCAAAATCACTACATGGAATGACCAAAAGCTACGGGAATTATGGAACCTGCACAGCCATGAGAAATTTGCCGAACAACATCGAGAGGTCCTGCAGGAACTTCCGGAATTTATCTTTGGCCGCTATGCATGGAAATTTGATGAGAACGGTAAACTGGTATCTGCCCTACCCTATGATGAAGATGAGAAGTTCTGGAATGAGGACTATAAAGAAACAAACGGCAACAGAGTACCGGTGTTTGAATATGACTATGTGGCTGCCAAAACCTTTTTTCAGAACCGGGGTATCGGCCGTTATCGCCTGCTCGATACCAAACTCTGGACATATATTCATCTGGAACCGCCAGTAGTCCGGACTATTGACGTGGAGGACGCACGCGATTTCATGTTTGCCTTTGCCGAACAGAACTGCAGCCGTTTCGTTAACAACCAGCTGCTTAAGGGTGGTTCGCAATATGTCGGGCCGTTCCAGATGTCGAGGCTCGCTTTCATCCAACCGAATTTTATCTCTCCGTCACGTGACGAGCAATATTTCTATTTCCGTGACCATTGCTGGCATATTACCCAGCATGAGGTCAAGGAAGTGGGTTATGAAAGTATCACCCACCAGATATGGGATGAACAGCGAAAAAACACTGATGTCAAGTATCTCGGCCGCCCTCTCATTGTTTTCAGGGAGAAGGATGGCAAGTATGACTATGAACTCTCTTCGGACGGCAAGAAATGCCACTATCTTCAGTTCCTGATTAATACAAGTAATTTCACTTGGAGAAAGAAGCCGGAAGAAATTGAGGAAAACGAAATCTACGAAAATAATCTTCATTTGCTTTCAAAGATGTGCGCTATCGGTTACATGCTGATGGAATGCAAAGACGCGAATGTGACACGTGCTGTTATCGGTATGGACGGCAAACAGTCAGAAGTTGGTGACAGCAATGGACGTAGCGGTAAGTCACTTGTCGGCGAACTGATGCGCCAGGTTGTCGATACTGTTTATATATCCGGAAAACGGACGGATATTTTCAACGACAGTTTTATTTGGAATGACATTGACGAACGTACCCGCCTGGTATTCATCGACGATGTCATGCTGAATTTCAATTTCGAATTTCTGTTTCCCAATCTTACCGGGGACTGGACCGTAAACAAAAAAGGAGGCGCACGTATCACTTATCCATTCGCCAAATCGCCCAAAGTATATATCCCCACTAACCATGCCATCCGCGGTACCGGTTCCAGTTATACCGACCGGCAATGGCTGATAGCCTTTTCCGATTTTTATAATGACAAGCACAAACCCATGGATGATTTCGGGGTACTATTCTTTTCCGAATGGGACTTCACACAATGGAACCTGACCTGGAACATGCTGGCCAATTGCATACAACTCTATCTTAGATTCGGGGTCGTACAGGCACCGGGCGAACGCTTGCAGCAGCGTAAGTTAAGGCAGGAGATTGGAGAGACCATCATATCCTGGGCGGATGAATACTTCAGCAGTGAAGAACACTGTCGCCGTACCCCTCGCAAGGAGATTTATGATAATTTTTGTAACTATGATCCGCAGCAGCGCAAGTACATTACTTCTACCGCCTTCAAGGACAAGATAAAAAAATATTGCGAATGGAAAGGCTGGATATTCAACCCGCACAAGTATGATGCCAAGAGTGGCTTACCTCTCTTTTTGGACAAGGATGGGAAACCGGTTATAGATGATAAATCCGGTGGAGTGGAATACTTTACCATAGGAAAAACAGCTGGAGAACAGTCCCCCCAGAATGACCCGTTTGACTCATCAATTAGCAATCCGGACAACAAACTTGCATTCTGATGAACGAGACGTATTCCAATATCATAGCCAGGCTTGTGCCTCTCTACGACATGGCTCCGCAACGTTTCATGGCATTCTACAATGCGGTATATCTGATGTGCATTGATTTGCCGGAAGGTTACCGGTTTCGTATTTCAGACCGCTGCCAGGGAAAGGACCTGGCACTGTTTCGGGACATCGTGAAGACTCTCATTGCAGAACAACCTTATAACAAATATATGGGACAATTGGAACTGTCGGATGATATGGAGTATGTACGGCGGACAACCGGCTTTAAACCTTCTGCAAACCGATTTATCCCAAGACAAGGAAAAAGATAGACCATGCCAATTTATTATGATGTAAAGATACATATTTTCAACGAATTACGCAAAGAATCATGCTAAAAAAAGAACACAAAATATTTGTAGTCGTCTCTCCGGAACCGGCTGAGCGTAAGAGACTGTTGAGCCGTCTGGCGGTACGTCTCGGTTTCGCCCTTATCCCTTCGGATGCGGCGAAAATCATATCGAATGACATGTACAGTATAGACCTGTCAACGGCCTATTTTATTTTCTGTAGCAACTATAATTTTCGTGGAGCTGTACTCACCAACCAGCGCTTGTATGAAATGGCCGCACGGGGATTGTGTGTGGCTGTAGGAGTTCGTTCCATACCCCGTGAATACGAATTCATTTGCAAAGTGTTCTATCCGGAAGATTTTTTATGACGGCCAGTCTGGGAAAACATAACACGGAGTATTCTTGAAAGTACATATTGAGATTTGTCTGCATCCGACTGTGCGTGAGTACAGTCGGATGCTATTTTTTTCTTTCACCCCTTCCCCCTCTCTCCCAACCCGTCATAATAACGATTTGGACAAACGTGCATGAAAGCGAAAACAGACGCAGAATCTCTGGAGGGGTATATTATTCTTTTTTTTTATTCTTCTTTTAAAAATAGACTACCTTAAAAAATGGAAAAAAAATCGTGCATTTGTACGGACGTGCAAAATCAATCACACAAAATACTGATACACAAATTATTACAATCGTACAAAATCCGTACAAATTATGCACGAATAGCGCACGAATTGTACTTTTCTCAAAAAAATGCCCAAAAGTACGCAAACAGAAGATTTTGTACGGTTTCGTACGATTTTTGTACATATATAACAAGTTGAAAATTAGCCATATAACAAAATACACATGTACAAAAGTACTGCCGCACGATTTTTGTACTATATTCGTGCAAGGGTTTGGTTATATTCTTGGTATTTTGTATATTTGTGTAAAAATCAACGCTTTAAATGACAAAGAAAGACCGATTCGTCTGCTGGCTCCCTTGTAAACCGTACGTCAGGCAGTTCTTGCTGCATAACTTCAACGCCCCGGATGACACCTGGGACGAAATAGTCAACCTGTCATCGGATAAGGAGCTGCAAAATGATTTCCTTTCCCGGCTGTCAAAACGTGGCCGTTATGAAAACAGGTACCGAAACCTCTACCGTTATACCACCCATGTAGCGGTGGAGATACGTCGTGATGATTTCTATCGCTACGGATGGGCTTTGTCGAATACTGAAGTGGTGGCATTCGGAAACAAAGTGGAACGGCGCATCAAGCAGATGCTTTTCCTCTATCTCGATACTCATGTGAGTGTAGGGATTCCACTCTCAACCGCTATCCGCAATTTTCAGAACAGTTTCGGATTCGATGAGGACACCTGGCCGTATGATACCATTCGCAGGGAATATAACCGGCATGGATATCGGAAAAAGGTGGAGAATACAACAATTTTAGATTTTATTAACCGTATAATCTTGGGGAAGTTGTCCGAGTTTGGGACAATTTCCCAGCAAGGAAAATTAGCCTATGAAAGTAATAAACTATGATTTTGAGAACATTGGTGGCTTATTGCAGGTGATTGCTGTTCCTCTGAGTTCATTTTTGCAGATTCGCAGGGATTACATTGCTGATTTGAACTATCTGGAACTTTGTAATCCGGAAGAGATTATTTCCATACCGGTATATGCCAATGATACTTATGTATATAATGAGGATAAGGAAGTGAATGATGCAGGAGACTGCTGGAATGTGTCGGTTGAAGGGATTATTCCGAAACTCTCTTCTATGAATCACCGGTTGATAGAATCTTTGGAGCGTGGCTTATGGTATGTATTGGCAGTAGACGGTAATGGGCAGGTACATTGGTGCGGGCAGGAAGATGCACTTATGCTATTCTCCACAAACAAGACAACCGGACATTCTGTTTCTCAGCGTAACGGCACATCGTTCACGTTCACCTGTGTCCAGGATGAACCAACAATTTATATAGCAGAACTGGAAGGTCTGGAAAGATAAAAAATACGTTTATTCCGTGTTTGACGGTACCCTGTGTCCTTGGGTACCGTTTTTTTTGCGCTTTTCTTTGCGTAAAAAAGTTATATGAACGAGACGGTTATCACACTATTCGGCAGTATTGACCGGTATTGGTACAATAAGAATTATTTGAAATACTTTCTGGACAAAGCAAAAGGCCAGCCCGTACGTTTGAAGGTTTCCAGTCCGGGCGGTGATGTTGCGGAAGCGGTTGCCATGTCCAGCCTGATGGCCGAGCACGGCAACGTGACGGTGGAGTTCATCAGCTTCAACGCTTCGGCGGCTACCATATTGGCATTCGGCGCCAAGTCCATTGAAATGCACGAGGACGGTATGTGGCTGGCACATAAGTGCAGCCTGGGAGTGGACATCTGGGGCCAGCTTAACGCGGATCAGCTTGAAGATACCATCAAGGATTTGCAGAACAAAAAGAAGAGCGCCGAGGCTATTGACCTGATGATTGCACAGAAGTATATCAACCGCAGCGGAAAAAGTCTGAAGGAGGTTATCACCCTGATGGAAGAGGAACGCTGGATGCCTGCTTCCGAAGCCAAGGAATGGGGATTTATAGACAGGGTTATTCCCGGCGCCCACAAAAAGCCGCAGGTGACCAATGAAATAACCGATTGCTTTACCGCACTCGGCCTACCGCTGCCGGTTATTGCTTCAGAAGAGAAGCCGGAACCGGAAAGCCGTGACAAAAATCTGGTTTCCCAGATTATCGACGGTATCAAAGGGCTGTTTCCTGCCAATAATAAACCTGAAGACATTTCTAATTCAAATACAGTTATTTCCATGCGTAAAGAATTTACTTTCATCAATCAGATCCTCAATTGTGAAGGCATTGAGGAAAAGGACGGTAAGGTATCGCTTACTGTAGAGAACTTGCAGGCTATCAATGACGCCATCAAGGCTGCCAATGATGCGAAAGCCAAAGCAGAAAACGATTTGGCGGCTG